CCGGCGGAACCGGAGCATCCGGCGGAACCGGAGCATCCGGCGGAACCGGAGCATCCGGCGGAACCGGAGCATCGGGTGGCACCGGAGCATCGGGTGGCACTGGAGCATCGGGCGGAACCGGCGGCACCGGTGGCACTGGAGCATCGGGCAACCCCAGCCCGTTCGCGGACTCGGTGTACGCCCAGCCGGGCCTGACGCTCATGGTTCATCAGTACGACCGTGCTCCGCTGACCGCAGAGTCGTACCTGACGGCCATCGCCACCCCGTCCTGCTCCGCTGTCGCCGCCGAATTTTTCTCGAACGAGCGGGCACAAGCTACCGGCGTGCAGAACCCCAGCACGACCCGCGCCGAGATCACCAACAACAACGACGCATACGTCAACTTCTTCGACTCCACGTCCATCAACCGCAACTACACGGGCTAGGACGCATGCCGTGACCCCCGGTGCCGCCATCATGGGGTGCCGGGGGGACGACGGCTGACCAGAGGAGGAAGCGGTGTCGACTAACTATCCGGGCGGCGTTGACCAGTTCAACGAGCCGAGCCAGCCGGAGAGCACCGCCCTGTCTCAGGTCGGTGCACAGGCCACGCCGGGCCGCAACCACGTCGAGCACCACCGCGATCTCGGCGACGCGGTGCAGGCACTGCAGTCTTACGCCGCCCAGCGCGGGCACAACCATTCCGGCGACAGCAACGACCCCACCAAGGGCGGCAAGCTGGCCCAGGTCAACACCCACGAGGGTGCCGACACCGACACGGCGGCGACCGCGATCCACCACACCCTGGGAACCGGTGGCTACCAGGCCGCGCCGGGCAACCACACCCACGACTACGATAGCGGCTCGATCCTCAACGCCCCCTACATCCGGTGCACGTCCTCGACCCGTCCCGCCTCCCCGACCTCGGGTTTGACGATCTACGAGACCGACACCAACCGGATGCGGGTCTGGAACAACTTCGGCAACGGCGACCGGTGGAACATCCTCCCGACGGCGACGATCCCGATTGTCCGGCTGGCCCAATCGTCCAACCAGACGATCTCGTCGTCGGGAACCCTGGTCGAGTGGAACGAAGAGATCGAAGACAATTTCAACTACTTCAATCCGGCCAGCAAGACCAGCATCGTGGTCGCCGAGCCGGGCCTGTACCAGATCGACGCGGCACTGCAGTGGAGCGTGAACTTCATCCCCGAGATCGCGACCGTGGTGTTCTGCGTCAACGGCCAGGAGACGATCCTGCGCAACTCGGGGCTGCAGTCGCGCCCCGGCCTGCTCAGCCTGCTCGGGGTCGTCGTCAACCCCGACTTCTCCCAGACCCTGGCCATCTCCGGCAAGCTGCGGGTCAATATCGGGGACACGATCTCCATGAAATGCCGGTACGGCGGTTCGGCCATCGGTGGGGTGATCCAGACCTACTTCGATCTGGCCTCCAGGGTCAAGTCCCGCCTTGAAATGCACTATGTAGGCCCGTAGCCCGAGGAGAGCCATGACAGAATTAGGCGAGAAGGTGAAAGGCTCCCCGTCGGCGACGCACCAGGTTGCGAGAACACTCTTTACAACGACGCTTCCCGCCGTTGACGTAGGTGTTCTCGGGGCTGTACTCGTGGCCGACGGGACAGTCGGGGTAACCGGGAATTTCGCGCATGATTGGAGTCTATAATTACGGAGCCAATTTACGGCCCAGAGGTCTACAGTCAGAAACTCATCAGCCAAGCCAAGGCCCGCAAGTTCGTCAGTCAGAACGGGCGCGGGTATCTTTCCATCGGCATCGTCGACCGGGCCAGCAAGGCCGTCGACCCCGACACGGGCACCATCGCCCTGAAGGTGTGGCTCGACGAGCTGGACAATTCGACCCCCGACCCGCGCGGCACCAAGATCATCGACATCGCCGCCGCCGATATCACCCGCGACGACAAGGGCAAGTTCCGCTACGACATCGGCCCCGAGCACACCAACCGCCGGGGTCTGCTGACCGTCGAGTGGAGCTACACCGTGGCCGGTGTCGACTTCACGTTCCAAGACGACATGCAAATCTTGGAGCAGATGCCCAACTACGAGAACCTCAACGACACGACGAAACTCATGGTCGAGCAGGCCTCGTGGTTCTTCGCCGACCTGTTCGACTCGACGACCGGCGGGCCGTGGCTGGGCGAGAACTTCCAGACCCACTTCGACTACGACCGGATGGCGTTCCTGCTCCGGATCGCGACGATGAAGTTTAACGTCATCGGCTACCCGGTCACCCACTACGGGGTCTCGACCGGCGACTCGGCGATCCCGAAGAACTTCCACGACCTGATGCTGTGGGGCACCAAGCTCGAAGCGATGCGTCACCTGATCACCAGCTACACCGAGATTCCCGACTTCCGCAATATCGCCACCACCTACACCGACCGGCGCGACTACATGACCCGCTGGCAGGCGGTACTGCAGGAGGAGAAGCCCGACTACGAGAAGGCCGTCAAGATGAGCAAGCGGAGCCTGCTCAAGCTGGGCCGTGGCTCGATCCTGGTCGCCGGGGGCATCTACGGCGGCGGTGCACGAGGGATGTACATCCCCGGCCTGTTCACAGCGATGACTAGGTCGATGCGCTTCTACCCAGCCGCGCCGTCAGTGAGCTGGGGCGCGCAGGCCTTCGGGCAGCCGTGGTGATGACTCATGGCCCGCATTGACCTTCCCAGGAGTTATGCTGTTTTGATGACAGAGTGGCGACCAATAGCCGGATACGAAAACCTTTACGAGGTCAGCGATGACGGGCGCGTGCGCTCGCTCCCCAAGACTCGCAACAATCGTCACTACCCCATGAAGGAACTGAAGCAAGTCGCGAACCGGTTCCAGAACGGTCGGCTGCGGGTCACCCTCACCAAGGACGGCGTGCAGACCCAGCACCGTGTGCACCGGCTTGTGGCTAGGGCATTTCTGGGAGAAGACCCCCGCCACGTTCTTCATCGCAACGACGACCCGACCGACAACCGGGTGGAAAACCTCTACTACGGCGACGACAGAGATAACTCTTTCGACGCTGTCAGGAATGGTCGGCACCCGATGGCGAACCGCACCCACTGCCCCCAGGGACACGAGTACACCCCCGAGAACACGCACCTGACCAAGAACGGTGGTCGTCGGGTGTGCCGGGCCTGCCTGCGGATTAAGTCCCAGGCTAGGCGTGACCGCGAGAGGGGAACACATCATGGCCAGGGTTGACCTCGTCGAGCCTTACGCAATTCGACTTGCGAGGGAATCTGTCAGGGATAGTCTACGCTCCCACGGCGAGGAGTGCATCCTGCTGCACATGTACCACGCCAACGAGGTGCAGGACATCCAGCCCCGGTGCGCGATCTGCTTCGACGATGTCTACAAGCAGGGCAACCGCTACGACTGCCCACGCTGCTACGGAACCACCTTCGACGGCGGTGTCATGCACGCCTACCGGGCCTGGGCGATCTTCACCGACGCAAACGACGCGGAGGTGTTCGGCAAGCGGGGCCTGTGGCACCCCATCGCCTCCTCGGTGCAGACCGAGAACAGGCCCGACATGTGGCAGCGCGACTACATCATCCGGGTCGCGAAATGGTCGCAAGATCACCGGGTCGAAGAGGTCGACTCGATCTATGTCATGAAGCAGGTCGTCAACGAGAGCCTGCGCACCGGGGCGATGCACGCACAGACCGTCTACGACACGATCAGCCAGAGATGTGATGTCCAGGCCATTGCCGAAAACATGCCAATCAGCCTATTTCCGGTTAAAGGAGTGAAGTTCGACCGATTCGATGGGAGGCCGAGATGATGGCGACTAAATCCGCCACCGCCCGCGCCAGCATGGAGCGGGATGTCACCGAGGCCCTGCTTCGGCTGAAACTTGCACGCGCACAACGTGATCGGAAACAGGTCGATCTGTGCGGGAAAGAATTGGATCGGCTCCTCGACAAGATGGTCAAAGAGCTGGGGATTGGGGCCGAGTCATGAGGATCATCCGCGCCCGCCAGATGGTGGAGATGCTGTCCCCCTGGCGTAAGACCGCCGGGTGGGCCGACTGGCAAAACGACGACTCCCCCGGATTCCCAATCGACAAAGCCCATCTGGAAAACGGTCACCGGCTGTCAGTCGGTCAATCGTTTTTGACTCCAGGCGCGTGGGGATACAACATCTACGGCCCAGCCACCGAAGAAAACGAATGGCCCCAGGTTGCCGAATCCCCGGTACACAACGTCAACGGCAAAGAGCGGCACGAGAACCTGACCCGTGAGCAGGCCCGTGATGCCGCCGAGAAGCACTACGAGAAGCTCTTCCCCATCGGCACCGACACCGGCAGCCACGACTCCGGTGTCGACTACTCCGACCTGAGCAAGTTCATGGGGGAGCTGTGACCCGTGTCCCGGCACCGGCCCCGCTGGCCGACCTGATTGCCCGCAAGGCCGTCCAGAACGCCCGCCAGGATTTACGGGGCCGGGGCTGGAAGTCCTCGGGTGCCCTGCAGCCGTTCTCGGACACGGGCAAGGTCGGTATCTCCTCGACCCTGAAATACCTGCTCAATCAGAACGAAGGCTTCGGGCCGTTCGTCATGTGGTGGGTCAAGAACCGCACCGTCCCGCTGGCCTGCAAGGTCGGGGACGGGCCGCATTTCCGTAACGGCAAGAACGTCGGCACCGCCGGATACGTGGACATCCCCCATAAGGGCCGGGTGTTCAAGCCGATCCGGTGGCGGCATCCGGGCCTGAAGCCCAAAAGGTTTATGGAGAAGGCGATCAGCCAGGCCATCAAGGACTCGCGATCCGAGACCCAGAAATCTGTCATGTCCAGCCTGAAGGGTGAGTCATGACCCAGTGGTTCAACGACACCGTCCCCAGCCCCGATGCCGCGAAGAAGCCCAACGCCCCGTTCCCCGGCGCGGGTGGGGCGGGGATGATCGAGACCGTCAAGCGTGCGGTGATGAACGCCCTCCGCGAGGCACTCTCCGGCACCAGCCTCAACCACCTGGTCAATGGCACCGAGGTGACCATCGACATGGAATACCCCATCGAGAAGGAGAGCTACCCCGGCATCTGGGTGCAGTTCTCGTTCAACGAGATCACCCAGGCCGGGATCGGCCACGAGCTGCTGATCCGCGAGGTCGTCGCCGAGGCGACCGGCAACACCCCCGAGGTCGTCAACTGGGAGCCGATACGGGAGTTCCAGTTCAAGGGCCGGGTCACGCTGACCATCGTCGCCCTGACCTCGCTGGAGCGCGACCGGCTGGCCGACTCGGTGATCACCATGCTCGCCTTCTCCCGGCCCCCGGAGACGGTGATCAACAACGCCAACGAGGACACCAAGCAGTTCCGGCAGCTAATCACCAGCCTCTCGGAAAACCCCTATGTGTCGATCAGCATCAACCACGACCAGATCGTGCCCGGTGGCCAGGCGATGACCACCGGCGTGCCCTGGGACGAGGAGATTCCCGGCTACGAGGACACCTACTCGTTCGACATCCTGGGCCAGACCAACATCGTGTTCAAGCACGACGGCACCTACAGCCTGCGGAATATCGTCGAGACCCCGGTGATGGTCACCCGGTACGACTGGCAGTGACGACCCTGTGAAGCCGGACTGGCGCACCAAGAAGACGTAGAGGGAATGGAAAGGGCCGGTAATGGCAATTGACTTCACCAGGTATCAACCGCCGGGCATCTACACTGAAGATGTCGGGGGGCCGCAGCTGGCCGTCCGGTCGTCGGTACCTACCGCCGTGGCGATCTTCGGCACCAGCGTCGGCTACCGCACCTTCCGCGAGTCGATCAAGATCAACGCCGACGGCACCGACGGCCTGCCCAGCCTGAACGATACCCTGACCAAGACCGGGGTCAAGGTCGTCACCGGCCTCCCCGTGGTGATCGCGGACGGGAACGTCTCGCTGGCCGCGCCCGGATCGACGATCCACGGTATCGCGACGGCCAGCCCGACCTCGCCCGCCAGCGATGTCTCGGTCTCCAACAACAACCTGGTCTACCTGGGTGCCCAGACCGACAGCACCCAGAACGGGCTGTACAAGTTCAAGGGCGCGTCCACCGCACTGGAAGTGGTCGTCGACAGCTTCAAGGTGGTCAACCCCTCCACCGGCACCGCCTACATCAACGGCCTCGACTACGTCATCATCCGGGTAAGCACCAACAACACCCCCGACAACGACCGCGACGACCTGTACACGATCAAGCGGGTCGAGCGGGGTGCCGGGGTCGGCATCCAAGAGGGCGATGTCGTCCAGATCAGCTACCGCTACACCGGCGTTGATCGCAAGAGCACCACGCACGGCGACTACTTCGATGTTTACGCCTATTACGACTACGACGATGTCCGCGACCACTACGGGGAGCCGTTCGACGCGAACGGTAACATCCAATCCGAGGTCACCTTGGCCTCAAAGTTCGCGTTCATCAACGGTGCTACGACCGTCTTGACCTGTGCCGTCGACACCGCAGCCCACGTCGCTTTGGCCGACTGCTACCTGGACGCGCTGAACAAGTTCCGCGACGAGCCGCAGCTGGCCGTCCTCGTCCCGGCGACCGGTCAGAACTATATCTACGAGCTGGTCAAAGAGCACGTCAACGCCCAGTCGAACAACAAGTACGAGCGTCGCGCGATCCTCGGCATCGACGGCACCGCCAGCGTCGTTGAGACCGCCACCCGGCAAACCTACGCCGAGGGACTCAGCGACGAGCGGATCGCCCTGATCAGCCCGACCAAGTTCGGTTACTTCGCCCCGGAGCTGAACAAGGAAATCGTTCTCGGTGGCCAGTACATGGCCGCAGCGGTCGCGGGCAAGGCGGTCTCCCAGATCGCGGCGATGCCTTTGACCCGCAAGACCATCACCGGATTCTCCGGCCCGGCGGAATCGCCGATCCAGCGCGAGGGCGAGAAGAACCTGGAGTCCCAGAATGGACTCATGGTCGTCGAGAAGACCCCCCGCAACCAGATTCAGGTGCGCCACGGGGTTACCACCAACCCGACCGAACTGCTGACCCGCGAGTGGTCGATCATCGGCCAGCGCGACGTGATGGTCTACCGCATCCGCGACTACCTGGATGCCGACGGCCTGATCGGCATGCCGATCTACGACACGACCCTGATCCAGGTCAAGGCCAGCGCGGAGTCGGCCCTACAGTCGCTGATCCGCGACCAGGTCATCGTCGGCTACCAGAACCTCAAGGTTCGCCAGCTGGCCACCCTGCCCGACGTGATCGAGGTTCGGTACGAGTGGAAGCCCGCCTACCCGCTCAACTACATCGTTGTTAGATATTCTGTCGCCGTCATGACCGGCGACGTGATCCCGTCAACTGGCTAACTGAATACCAAGTCGCATAAAACATCTAGTTTGAGGAGGTGACCACCGGTGGAGTCAAAAACCAGAATTGGTGGAGCCGGGTTTACCACCATGACCTTCCGGGGCACCCGGTTGGCCTATCTGCAGACCCTGCAGGACACCCCACCCCAGCCGGTGGCCGGTGCCCAGGTCGTGCAGGCCATCGACGACTCGACTCCCCAGGAGATCGTCACCTCGCTGGCGGTCGGCGCGGGCACTTTGCGCTGCACCTTCTACGAAATCTGGAACACCCCGGTCTGGGCGCAGCTGCCCGGCCTGGAGCAGACCAACACCCTGCTTGAAGTTCTCAACCGGCAGCTTCAGATGGGCGAGGTTTCGTGCCGGAAGCTCATCAAATCCCCCTCGGGAATGATGCGCGCCCGCGTCTACCACGGCTGCGTGCTCACCGACATCGACGAGGGCGAGCAGGTCAACATCGGCACGATGACCCTGCCCAAGACCATCACCATGCAGTACATCAAGACCACCATCGTCTAGGAGCCGTCATGTCGATGCCCATACAGCGGCAAAGTGAGTCGTTCGGCATCTTCGACGACGGCCCACGGTACGCCCGCGATAAGAGCAGCTACGATCTGCCCAAAGGTCTTGCGGCACTGATCAATACATCCGGGCCGCGTATTCATGCCGGGCTGCACAACACCCGCACCGCCAACGATGGTTGCGAATACTGCGGCAAGCCCGGACACGACTGGCAGGCCCACCCCGAAGCCCATCGCGATGTCGCAGATTGGGAGCGCGAGAAGGCCGGAATGGAGTTTCCGTTCGGTGATCACACCGAGAGCGGGTACCCGTCCGAGGACGACCACGACGGTTCGTACTGGCCGGGCAAGCAGGGTTCTCGGCTGGCGGTCAACACCGACGGCATGAATCCCGACAACCACGCCTACCACACCGAGCTTCCTGTCGACGGCCCCGGCCCTGGCCGGATATGGAACCCCGACTTCCGCGAGTACGAGCCGTCCGAACGGGACGAGCGCGACCAGGAGGGAGTGGCCGAAGACGACGAGTCGGGCTACAACTGGGGGCCGGAGCCTGAGCAGCACTACGGTGCCCTGGCCGAGGACTTCAGCGGCGGCGACGAGGACGATCCGGATTGGATTCGCGCCAACGACCCCCGCCAGCAGGAGCACAACAAAAAGCGCGGCGAAGAGGTCGCTCATTCCAAAGAGCTTTTCGGGAGCCGCCTCCCTTTTGATCGCGCCGCCACCGCGCGGCGCATCGTGGGCGGGCACGACGACCTGCCGCCCCTGCCGAGCGACTTCCATATCCCCGACAGCCCTGAGGGCCAGCCAGACCGTAGCCCCGGCTGGCTGCACCGCCAGTTCGTCTCCCCTCACAAAGGGGTGTGGGACATCCCCGAGCACGAGCTGGATGATCGCTGGAACAAGGTCTACGACACCCTTGGCTTCAGCCCCAAGACACGCGAAGAGTGGGAAGCCGGTCGGCACACCGACAACCCGAGCGACAAGTGGGACGGTGGCCTGGACGGCACTTTCGGCGGTGGGGTCAAGGATTATCTGACCCGCGCCCCCATGTCGAAGGACGAGTACGCACGGCACCGTGAGGACAGCCAGAATCGCGCTAAGGGCATTGCAGACGGGCTGTGGGGCGCAATGTACCCGCCCGAAGAAGAAGAGGGCCGTAAGGCCGTCCAGAACGTGGACACCGTCAATAAGCTGATGGACAACGGCTGGCAGCCCGAGCACATCAAGTACGACGAAGACGACCAGCCGTATGGCCACTACCAGCACCCCTCGGGCTGGAGCGTCACCGATCACGGGGGCATGTACAAGGAAATCGGGCACGCCGCCACCCCTGGCGAGTCGCACGACGTGATCAACACGAGCCACAACATCGACGGTCAGGATTATCACGAGCCGTTCGGCCCGGCAGATGCCCACAACTTCATCGAGAACCAGCTCCACGGTGACCCCGAGGAAACCGGCGGGACGTTCCAGTACCTGACCCAGAACGACCCCCGCATCAAGAGGTACAAGCCCCGGCAGGCCGCTGTTGAGATGCAGCCCTTGCTGGGTGGCGGCTACCAGATCGGTCACCGGGTCAAACTTCCGTACCACGGCAAGCAGATACCCGGCACAGTGATCGGGTTGACCGGCCCGAATACCCAGATTCGTTGGGACGATGGACAGTATTCCACCGAGGAGCCTCACAACATTCAGCTCCTCTAGTCGAGAAGGAAAGTCATGACCCCTAGTGCAGAACCCCAAGTAGAAGACATCCCGGTCGACCCTGCGGTCGACCCCGACCTCGTGCCACCCACACCGCCCGGCCCCGACCGTTTTGTGGTCGAACCCGACCCCGAGCTTGAAGAGTCCGCGCCCGCACCCGAAGAGGTCAACGTCACCGTCCTGACCGACGACGAGCGGCGCGACTTCGCCTCGCTGATGACCTGTGGCCGTCGCTCCAAGACGATCACGGTCATGGGCCACCCGGTGGTCATCCAGACGCTCACGACCGCCGACGAGATGCGGATCGGGCTGTTCACCAAGCAGTACCTGGAATCCCAGATGGGCTTCCAGCGGGCCTACCAGGTGGCCGTGTGCGCCGCCGGTGTCCGCGAGGTGCAGGGCCAGCCGCTGTTCTCCGCTTTGCGGGAGACCACCAGCGACGACGAGGTCTTCGACAAGAAGGCCGAAGAGGTCAAGAAGTTCTATCCCATCGTGATCTCCCAGATTTACCAGGGGATCATGGACTTGGAGCGCGAGTTCGCGGAGCTGGCGATCAAGCTGGGAAAACTTTCCGGCTAGATGTCATCTCCGAATCCGAGATACGTCTAGCCTTCCACCAGGGGCTGCTCAGCCAGCGCGACCTCAACGGCTTCCAGAAATGGGCCTTGCGGTATGTCATCGACATGAACCGGCGCATCCAGCTGCAGGACACCGAGGACATGCTCCAGCGGCAGACCTGGTATTTGGAGCCGGGACGGTATCAAGACCTGTTTCTGGCCGGACACTTCGACAGAGAACCTCTGACCATTGCCGGGAGGGATGTAGAAGAAGTAGTAGACGATGTCGACGAGCTGGACGCTTACTTCGAAAACCTGGAAAAACGGCGTTCTATGACCGGGGCACAGGTGTTCGACTCGATGTCTGACGAGACAGGATGGATGTGACGTGACCAGTCCCGATAACGGAGGTTTCGACTACACCGACGACTCGGTTATCGCTCGGGTCTCGGTCGATGTCCCCGAATCGGCACTGTCCGACATCACCAAGCTGTCCGAGGCGATGGCCGCGATGCGCAACCAGCTCGCTGCGGTCGCCGATGCCCAGGAGAAGTGGCTCGGTTTCGTCGGCCAGATGCCCGACCTGATCGACGGCACCAACGAGGCGATCCAGAAGCAGATCACCCTGCTGGAGCGGCAAAGCTATCTCCAGAGCGGGGGAACCTTCACCGGGGCCGCTGGGGCCTACGCAGGCGGTGGTGGCGGTGGAGGCCCGGCGGGCTACTCGACGGCGGCAGCCCCCGGATACGGTGGAGGCCCCTGGCAGGGCGGAACCCCCGGTATGGGGATCGGTGCCGCGACCGCGATGATGGGCGGCGGCATGAACCGCGCCGAGGTCAGCGAGCGCGCGGCCAGTATCGCCGAATCCAACCCCGGACTCGAAGCCAACATCGAGTCGGCTCGCGGCGACGGCGGTGCGGTCAACCCGGCATTGGCGGCGGCGGCTGGTGCGGGTGCCACGGCGGTGGCTCGCAAATTTGGTTTAGGCAAAAAGGACATCGGCAACGCCAGCCCCCAAAAAACAGGCGGCGACCGCAACAGCTCCGCGCCCCCCGGCAAAGATGGTGCGCCGATCACCTCCCCCGACCAGAATACGCCCGGCGATCCGAACGTCAACGAGACCGACGATGTCAAACGGGAAAATCTCATCACCCAGGTGCTCAACGAGTTCAAGGGCGGTAAAGATGGCCGGGCCATGAGGATCGGGGGTCTTCTTCTCAGCGCGGCGGGTCGTCAAGTTTTCAACAGGGGAAACGGTGCCGGTGGCCCGGCAGACCCCAATGACGCGGCGGCGGGCAGCGGCGGCGGCACCAGCAGCGGTCTTCTCGGTGGCCTTGGTTCGATGGCCAGCAGCATCATCAAAAGTCCGGCGGGCATGGCCGCTGGCGGGCTGGGATTAGGTGCCCTGGCCTTCAATAAGGTTCAGGACATCGGCGAGCGGGTCACCGATTTCCAGCAGCTCGGCTCGGTGCAGGGCGGCGACTACATGACCGGCATGAAGTACGAGGCCCAGGCCCGGATGATGGCCCTCAACCCGTTCATCACCACCCAGCAGGCCCGCCAGGCCATGCAGATGGCCCTCAAGGAAGGTTTCCGGGGCGACAACTACGACACCGTCAACGACTTCATGATCTCCAACTTCAAGGAGCTGGGCATCTCGATGGGCCAGTCGATGGAATTGATGAAATCTCAGGTCAAGGGGATGGGCGAGAACGACTCCGAAAAGGGAGTACGCAAGGGCCTCGATCAGACCCTGAACACTATGAAAGAGATGTCCAAAGAGGGCGGGCTATCGCTGCCCGAACGGGTCAACCAGATGCAGCAGATGAGTTCGGAGCTGTCCGCCCAAGGGTTTGGCCCCGAGGCCATCAATCGTGCGGTGCTGGGCACCCAGGAGGGCCTGGGCGACTCGATGGCGTTACGCGAGAGCGCGGGCCGGATCACCACCCAGACCACCGGCTCCAGCATGCTGATGACGCTGGCCGCACAAAAAGCGGGGGTGACCGGCATGCTGCCCAACGCCCTGCCCGCCGCCCTGGAGCGTGCTGGCCTCGACCCCGACGAAATCCGCGACATGGCGGCATCGCAGATCGCCGGATATGTTTCCGGGTACCCCGACCCCCTGAACCGGATCGCCGGTTTCCAAATGTTGATGGGCCAGTACGGGGTGGAGCTGACCTTCCCCGAGGCCGAAGCCCTTTACAACAAGGTTTCTGGTGGCAAGGCGTTGCCGTCCCAGCAGGCCAACAACAAGGTCGCCCGGCAAGGCAAGACCGAAACCGGCGGATCGTTTGCGGGTCGGGGCGGTGGTCGAACCTCGTCGAGTGCAGCCGATTCCGACTGGACGAAGAACCACCCCAGCTACAGCCCGTCCGAGAACGCCGCCGGGGTGTCGGAAAACTTTGATGCGGCGGGACGCGGCGGCTCCAACTTCGCCGGAACTGGCCGTCCCCCGGTTCCACCGCCGTCGTCCCCGCAGCCGGGAACGGTCATCAACAGCAGCGGCATGGTCACCGGCAATGTCACGATCACCGTCGACAAAAACGGCAATGTCACCGCCCCGGCGACCATCCAGCTGACCGGCACCCAGAAGTCGTCGTATGCCGGTTACGGCTCAAGCCAGTTGAACAACGCTCCCCCCGGCGACCCCAGCTACAACCACTCGTGGAACTCGTTCCCGGCACCCGGAGGCGGCGGATAATGGCATTTGCTAAGTATGAATTCCCACAGGTGTCGTCGCCGCTCACGACCGACGAGCGCGGGATCGCGACGATCTCGCATCCGGAGGTGGGTAGCTTCCGGTTCCGTTCCAACCCCAAAGAGTTCAACTGGAACTACACCCTGACCAAGAGGGTCGACCAGACCTACGGTGGCCGGGTCATTCAGCTTTTGGGCACCCGGATCGACGACTTCACCTTCAAGGCCGACTGCGGTGCCGGTCGGTGGGAGTACATGAACCGGGTCGCGAAGTTCATGCGCGACATCATGATCCGTCAGCGTGGCGGCAAACCGGCCACTTTTGAGTACACCACACGCGGCTGGAAGTTCAACGCCTTTGTGGTCGCGGTGCCCTTCGCCGACGCTGTCGAGGAGGTGCTCCGCGAGTTCGACGTGTCGCTGAAGGTGCAGGAAGACGTTTCCGGTGTCATGAGTAAAAACACCCTCGGTGCCGAGCTTCGCCGCCTGCAGGACGGCATCGGCTTCCGCCGGTCGAAGTACAACGACCCCGTCATCAACAACCACCCGGACGGCATTTTCGGCATCGACATGGGGCCGATCACCGACCCGGTCGGCAAGCAGTACAACGCCATCACCCAGAACAATTTCCTGCCCAACGGTGTCGTCGCCAACCCGGTCGGCCAGGCCGTCGGCCTGGTGAACAGTCTTATCGGACAGAACGGAGGCTGACAGTGGCCGATTTTGTGAGCAACTGCCCGGTGTCGGGGCCGCGCAACGTGGGCTGGAAGCTGGCCTGGGATATCGGTGGGATGGGTTGGAGCTACGAGTGGGGCATGTTCTATGCCGTCTCCGGTCAAGACGATACGGTCGGCTTGCGCCCGCCGGATCAGCGGTCGGGGGCCTGACCGGTGTCTAAGCTCATCATCAAGGGGCACAGCGGCTACCGGTTTGAGCTGAACATCGTCCAGTTCCGTTCCCCGATGTCCGCGTCGATCAGTTCGGCCCAGACCCGAACCATGATGCACCACTTCCCGATCCGGGCCGGGCAGCCCGACATCCAGTTCACGGCCCAGTTCAAGTCGATCTCCGACAAGCACGACTTCCAGAATTTCGTCCGCGACCACCAGCGCAACGCGCTCAACGACAAATACGCCTCGGATCAGGTCAGCGGAGGAAAGATCACCCTGCTGTGGCCCGAGCGGGACATCGTCAACTGGACGGGGTACATCGTCTCGATGCCGATCCGCGAGGCCCGTTTCGATTACGCCCCGAAGGTGACCTTCGGTGTCGCGCTGATGGATTCGATGATGAGCGAGAGGACGTTTAACGCCAGCCTGGGGAACAGCTTCTGGAGCGTGGTGGGTCAGGAGATCGCGGCCTACATCCCCGACCCCGCCAGTGTGGAAAGCTCCTTCCAGCTGCCCACCGGCCCCTCGTCGGCAATCGGCGGTGCCGTGAACGCGGCTGGCCAGGCCGTCAACAGCGTCGTCTATCCCAACCCGACGACCGCCGCGACCCAGATCAGTCCGGGGCTGCCGCAATGACCTCACCCAACGCCAACACGAGCACCTCGATCAACGGCATCCCGTCACCGTCGAAGGCCCAGGCCGAGGCAAATGTCCTCACCAACATCGACCCGACCAGCCCACCGGCGATGAAGACCTTGGTCTACTCCCCGGATGTCCGCATCTTCATCGCGCGGGGAAGCAAGCAGTACGACGTGTCCGCCGACGTGGTCGCCTGGTCGATCCGGAGAGTCGAAAACCAGGTCTCTTCGGCGGTGTTCCGTTTGTCGAACAAATCCACCGATGCCTCGGGCAAGAAGCTGCGCTACAACCAGCTCTTCGAGCGGATGGATCGGGTGGTCATCTGGCTCAAGCGGGTCGAGTGGGTGCAGGTGTTCTCGGGCTACCTCGACAGCGTCCCCCACGTCCAGCTCTACCCCGGCACGGTCAGCTTTCGGGCCTCGTGCACGTTAAAGCGTCTCATGCACACCTGGTGGGACGCGGGCCTTCCGGCATCGCAGGCGATCTTCAACCAGGCTGGCGAGGCCCAGAAAGAGGAGGCCAACGGCGAGGCATCGGTCGACATGGGCCTGGGTTCGCTGCTGCGCCGTCTGCTGGTTCTGGTCGGGAACTGGGAGGCGAAGAACATCCATATCCAACGGTTCCCGCTCGGTTTCTTCCAGTTCATGAAACAGCAGCTCGAACGGATGACCCCCGGCGACAATGCCAATGTCCGCAGCTTCGAGCAGCTGCTCCTGGGCGAAGGAGACATCAGCCTCGGTGTCGGACGCGCGGCCAGTATGCAGCAGGGCGTGACGATGGGCGGCTACGCGCTGACTCAGCCGGAACGGATGATGGAAGTCATCCAGGCGGTCGACGACATGGGTATGGGGGTCGACACGGCCACGGTCGCCGCCGCCCAGGGCGTGGGAACCGCCGCGACCGGCGGTAAAGACCAGAAAGACCAGGCGGGCTGGAACGCCTTTGTGGAATTGGGCAAAAACTGGCAGGACGCGGCACTCAAAAACGATGCCGCCGTCCACTGCTTCATGGTGATCGCCGCCGAATCGAACTGGCACATGTACGCCAACAACGCCGTCCCCGAGTCGCTCGGCTACGTCTACGACCCCGGCTTCATCTCCAAAGACGGTTCGTCGGTCGGCCTCTACCAGCAGCAGAACTTCGGCGAGTGGGGAACCATCGCCCAGCGGATGAACACCAAGGCCTCGACCCAGATGTTTCTCCAGCACCTGCAACGCTACGACTGGCGCAACATGGATCGCGCCGCCGCCTGCCAGGCGGTGCAGCGGTCAAAGTACAGCGATGGCTCCAACTATAAAACGCACGAGGCCACAGCCATCGAGGCCGTCCGGGCGATGCGCTCCGGAACCGGCACCGGCGCGGGCGCAGCCGGTCAGGCCAACGACAATCCCCTCAACGCCGTCGGGCCGGGTGCCACGGTGGTTGGCTCTGTCACCACCCCGGCCATCCCCGGCACCCTGTCAAACCCGACCACGGCCATTCCCACCAACAACGGCACCCCCGGACTGTCGGCGACCGGGTCGGCGGTCGGCAAGCCGGTCTACGACACCGGTGGCGCGCTCACCTGCGCCCTGCAGCAGGTCGGGAAACCCTACGTGTGGGGAGCCAAGGGGCCGGAAAGTTTCGATTGCTCGGGGCTGGTGCAGTTCTCGTACCGCTCTATTGGCTTAGAGGTCGGTGAGGGAACCTACCAGCAGGCTGCCAGCCTGGAGCGCATTCCGGCCTCCAATCTCCAACCCGGCGACATCATCCAGCCGACCACCGACCACACCGGGATGTATGTCAGCCCCGGCATGTGGATCGCCGCCCCCCAGACCGGCGACGTGGTCAGGGTGCAGCCAATCTACTTTCCGCTGGAGACCGCCACCTGCTTCCGCGCCCCCGGAGCCTCCTACGGTGGCACCGTTCCGGCCCCCTACGACATCGCCCGCGCGATGTCGGCATCCAATGCCACCGTCGGTACCGTCACCGGCGGACTCAATGGTGTCACGGCGACCGGCCACACCGAACCGATTGCCCGCAACCTTTTCACCTACCAGTTCATGCCTGGGCAGTTCTCGCCGAATGTGTCGGTCATGCTCGGTGGCCAGCCCGGCGGCGAAGAGAAGGCGTTCATCAACGACGAACCGCTTTTCCAAACCGTGGTCTCTTTCGCCCAGGCCGGGCTGCGCAATTTCCAGTCCGCGCCGAATGGGGATTTCATCGCCTACTACCCCGACTATTTCGGACTCGACGGCAAGGACGCGGTATTCACCCTCGAAGACATCGAGATGAAAAACGTCCAGATCGACCTCAATGACGACGCGATGACGACCCACGTCTACATCGCCGGTTCACAGGGGATGAATGCCAGCAATTCTGGAATCCTGGGCTGGCTCAATTCCAAGGGTGTCGCGACCGTCGAGAACGAGTGGCTTTTCCGGAGAATGACCGCCGCCGCGCCGCATGTGCCCGGCGAGCTGCTCCAATCGGGTGCGGAGATCATGAAGAAGTTCGGTGTCCGGCCATTGAGCCGCACCATGACCTCCATTATCGGGGGGCCGATGGAGTTCCTGATGGCGGTGCAGCTTTTTATGCAGAAATGGGCCGAACAGTATTCGACGGTCATCGAGACGACATTCCTGCCAGAAGTTTTCCCCGGAATGCGTGTCCATCTCGCCCAGCACAATCTTCAAGTGTATGTTTCTGAGGTAACGCATTCCGGTGATTTCGAGAATGGATTCACGACCACCATGACGATCATGGCCCCATCCAATCCGAATATCAAGAACCTGGCGGTGTCGATCTTCAACGCGACCGCCCAGGAGGTTTCGTCTCGCCAAGACCTGCTCCGTAACGCCAGCGAGGTGCCCGGATAATGGCTTACGATACCGGGTTCTCCCGCCGTTCGGCCTCCGAACGGGAAATCCAGCCGGTCGCCATCATCTCGGTGGATGCCGTCAGCCGCACCGCTATCGGGGCGACCCGCACCCATCACAGCATCCACATCAACTGCGCCTACGCGACCGGGGACACGATCACCGTCCCGGCGACCGGCGAGCAGTGGTACGTGGAACGCTTCGACGGCGAGTGGCGGCTCTATGGCCGCATCCCGTTCAACGACGCGACCCTGAACATCACCCCCGAAGAGGGCCAGGTCTCGGTCGGATCGGCCTGGGGGCCTTTGGAGCTGAACGGCCCCGAGGTGCGGTTCAACAGCAAGGTGTTCCGGCTCAACGGGGTCTACTACCGCGACTCGGGTACGTCCCTGGAGCGATCCACCGATCAGGTGACCTGGACGGCGGTCAGCGCGGCCACCGCGACCACCCTGGCCCAGGAGCTTGCCGCCTCGCTGGCCGGGTACCAGGGCGACAGCCAGCTCGGGGCATTGTCGGCCCTCAAGGATTGGGGTGGCCTGGTACAGACCATCGTCGATAATTTCACTGAGTTCTGGAATGTGTTGTGCCAGAATGTCTTTGTCGGCGGACTCAAAGACTTAGGGTTTGGCGACACCGATCTTTCGAAGATTGTCGATGGTTTCCAGAACTTTTTGAACTACCTGTTCGGGGTGGTCTTCTGTGATTTTAACGGAGACCTGACACCACAGACCGTCTTGGCCAGGCTGCGTGACCTGATCGCGCCACTGACCACCAACCCGTTCATCACCGGCCTCCAGAAAATCGCTCAGATTCTCGGTGTCGATGTCGGCAACCTGCTCAACGACGCGGTCAACGGTGCCACCTCTTTCCTCAAGGTGATCTTCGACATCATCTCCTGCAACTTCACCGACTTGGCCGCGCTGCTGGTTCCGCAGGGCGGTATGCCGCCGAAGATCGCGCAGATCATCGGCTCTATCGGGGCCGATTTCGGCCCGGCCAACATCATCGCTTTCCTGTTCGACACGTTCGGATTCTTCGCCGACCCGACCAACCCGTTCGGGGCTTTCATCCTCGGCTTGCAGGGTTTCTTCTCCGCGCTGTTCGGCACCACCGGGAGCCTGCTGAAGGACGTTCTCAGCGGCGTGGTCAAGTTCTTCCAAATCCTGCTCGGGGTGATCCTGTGCAATCCCGATGCCCTCGCTAAGGCCGAAACGATCTGGGGGATCGTCACCGCTAGCGGGTTCGACTTCTTCAACCTTCCCAGCGACCTGAGCGTGCTGTTCCAGCCCGACAAGATCATCGGCATCTTCTACCAGATTTTCAAGCCGATTATTGACTTGGAGAATGGTTTTCTCGCGCCAATCCTCAACGCGCTCAAGGATTTTGCCCAATCAATGGGACACGATGTCGTCAGTCTCCTCGACGGCACAATGGTCGGCATCACCGAGCTTTTCCGGGTCGTGTTCGGCATCCTCACCTGCGGCCTGTCCGATACCGAATGGGCAAGATTGGGGGGATTCCTCGCCACGGCGACGGCGGGGATTTTGCCCACCGACGTGATCGGTTTCTTCTTTGCGGTGTTCAATCCGCTGCGCGACGCGGTGGGTAATCCGATCCGCATTTTCCTCGACAGCCTTCAGCTCATCGCCGAGAAGCTGGGGAACACTGTTGTCGGACTGCTCGACGGGGCATTGATCGGCGCGGTCGAGTTGTTCAACCTCCTATTGGGCGTGATCGCCTGCCAGCCCGCCAAGCTCGCACAACTAGGCGGTCTGCTTACCGACCCCTCGGTGCTCGGCAAGCTCGGCCTAGGCGGGCCGCTGGATGCCTTGGCGACCCTCGCCGGGGCGATTAGCGGGCTGCTGGTCAACCCGTTCATCGCCATCATCCAAAAAATCGCCCAGACGCTCGGCTTCGGCACCGAAAACTTGATTGCCCAGATACTGGGCGGCTCGTCCGCTCTGGTGTACTCGCTGCTCAAGATCATCATCACCGTTTTCCCGCTGGGACTTTCGACCTGGCAGTCGCTGCTGTGGTTCGTCCCCGACAGCGTGTGGGCCGGTGTCGCCGCCTACAACATCGACCTGAGTTTTCTGGGCAACCTCGACCCGCTGCTGATCTTCCTCAAGCCGCTAGAGGAATACCTGGGCTGGGCGGCGGGCAGCGCGGCAAACTTCTACGCCAACTTCCTCGCAGTTTTCAACGGGATGGGGTTCTTGGACGCGAACTTCAGTGTCGAGACTGCGGTTCAGCACCTGATCCACAACATACTCGGCATCGGCGATGTCAACGAGTTCGGACAGTTCGTTGTCGCCACCACTGCCAGCAGCCTTAGTGGTCTGGCCGACTGGATTACGGCCAATGTCCTCAACGGCGTGACCCCGGCGCAGTTTCTGGCCAATCTGAACGCGGTTTTCGGCTCGACCAATCCCCTGTCGGCCACCTTCAACCTGGCGACCGCCGCCACTAATTTCCTCTCCAATATCGCCACGCAGCTGCAGGAATGGATCAAAAACAACGTATTTGGCGGGTTGGCTAGCTTGTCGGCCTGGGTTACCGCCAACCTGCTCGGTGGCCAGACCACCCTGTCGTCGTGGTTCACCACTAACATCCTCGGTGGCCTGGCAAACTTGTCTGCCTGGATTGCCGCCAATGTCCTCAACGGACTTACACCCACCCAGTTTCTGGCCAACCTGACATCTTTGTTTGGATCGACCAACCCCCTGTCGTCGGCGTTCGCCGTCGGTCAGGCGGGCAGTAATTTCTTGACCAACATCAGCCTCCAGCTGCTCAACTGGATCACCACCAACGTCCTGAACGGGATCACGCCCACCGCTTTCCTAAACAACCTGACGACCATGTTCGGGTCGGCCAATCCACTCGCCGCCGGATTTAACTTGACGACCGCCGCCCAGGCGTTCCTCACCAATATCGCCACCCAGCTCAACGACTGGATTAAGAACAATATCCTTAACGGACTCACCCCAGCGCAGTTTCTGGCCAATCTGAACAGCTTATTTGGGTCGACTAATCCCTTGTCGGCCACTTTCAGCGTGGCCACCGCCGCCACCAATTTCCTCGCCAATATCGCCACCCAGCTTTTAAATTGGATTAAAAACAACGTATTTGGCGGTATTGATCCCAGCACCGTTTTCTCTAACCTCCAATCTTTCCTCGGATTCAACCCACTGAGTTCTTCAATCACCCTCAACACCGTTGTCTCCAATTTCCTTCAGAATGTCTTGAAGCTGACCGACAGCAGCGGTTCAATCCTGTCCACACTGATCCCGAATGCCCTTGGCGCGGTTGGTGATTTCTTCGCGAACATTGCCACCTTCCTCGGCTTCGATCCGAGAAACTATACGACCGCTAACTTCAACCTCATCACCGTCGTCCCACTGTTCCTCAACAACATCAAAGATATTTTGACGAGCTGGGTGAACTTCTTTGTCCTTGGCGGACACGGGAGCATCGGCGCGTGGGCGCAAGCCAACATCACCGTTCCCATCATCTCGCAGTTCCTGACCGGTCTGAACATCAGCCCCGCCAAGATCGGCATCACCTCCGACTCCGATTGGGCCAGCGTCAATCTAAGCAAGCTCGGCGACATCGCGGGCCTGCTGCTGACCAACCTCACTCAGATTCCGGCCAACTTGATCAATGGCACCTTGCCGCCTGCGGTGGTGGGGTCGGTGCCGGTCTCTAACATCTCCAACGACACGCCCAACCTCATCACCCTCGGTACCTTTTCCGAGTCGGTTAGCGTTGAGGCCGCAGACGGCTGGGTGTGGGACAGCGTGCAGACCGCCACCGGCAGCGGCGGCTCGACCCGAGTCGCGATCACCTCGGCCAAGAACCGCTACCTGTACTCGCGGCAGGCGGTGCCGGTGGTCAAGGGCGACCGGCTGGTGGTCAGTGCCGCCATCAAGACTTCTGCGCTCACCACCTCCGGTGGCACGACCCCAATCTCAATTGCGATCCTGCCTTTCGCTGGAGGGGTGCAGAAGACTGACGGTTCGGGAAATCCCCTTGTTGTCACTATCGGCAGCGCGGTCGGCAGCAATACGACCTGGACGACCATCGGCAACACCACCGCTTCCCCTTATACCGTCACCGATGCCACTTGGACTTCGGTGATCGTGCGGCTGACCGTGGACTCGACCGCGACCGGCGGCAACGTCTGGTGGGACGACGTTAGCTTTAAGAAGACCGGCGGTCTCATTCAGGGCAACGTCGACTCCCTGAACGCGGCCTGGAACAAAGTGATCGGCGGCTTGACCAACGCCCCCGCCACCACCGGACTCGATTGGACGAGCCTGTACGGGGCCGCGTATGCGGCTCGCGGCGTGGCTGATAGCGGGTATACATACTCCACCAACACCAACTCCACGCTGTTCAACAACCCGGCGGGTGGCTCCTCGTTTTACAGCCCCGGCAGCCTGATCACCAGCCTGGCTGGCGTTAAAGCCGACGGCACCTACACGATGACCAACCTGTTGTACTACCTGGCATCACAGTTGAGCCAGAACGCCAATGTCGGCGGCACGGTTGCCGATGTCTACAACGCCGCCAGCGGCGCAGGCACGACGCTGACCACTACGGTGCCGACCAGCGCAATAAGGATTAATAACACCAACAACACCCTGTTCGGTGCCCAGGCCGGTGGCACGGTGCTGACCAACCTGTCCACGCTGATCAGCAGCCTGTCCACCGTAAAAGTTGATTCCTCAACCGCCGTAACGATGGCGACCCTGCTGGGATACCTGGCAGGGGGTTTGAGTCAAAATATTTACACCGGACAGACGGGCACGGCGGTTCAGTCCGCCGCCACCCTTGCCGGATCAAATGCCGGTGGTGCCAAGGTCAACATCGACACCGTCAACACCACCTTGTTTGGAAACGCCGCCGGAGGAAGTACGGTTCGGGTTCAGGTTCTCCCCACCGCCGATATCGGCAAGGCCCTGACGACAACCGGATCGGGCGCAATGCTGATCCGCACCACCACCACAGTGCAGTCGGTTGGTGGCCAGGGACTTCATATTGTCCCCAACAGCTTCTTCAACACCTACAGCACTAAAAGTGCCGATATCAACATAATCAGCGGCAACACGGGCCTTCAAGTAACTCTCGCCGGATGGTACATGGTAGAGCTGGCCTACAAGCTCAACGCGGTCGCATCTTGGGGCTGGAACTTCACGCCCGTCCTTTACGTCAATGGCTCTCCGACGAAATACGGCACCGACTGCATGTATACCTGGGCCGGAGTGACCAGTGCCGGTGGCCAACGTCAAGTTCAAAACAGCTTTATCGTCTATCTTGCCGCCAACGGATACGTTCAGGCCGGGTATGATGTTGCCCTGGGAACTTATCTCAACGACAACGTACTGGGCGGCGGAACCGCCAGCCAGACGTACTTCTCCATATCGCTACTCAACCGCAGTTACGCATAAGAAAGGGCAAGAAGAATGGAATACACAGTCGGTCACGTCAAGCGCAACACCGTCACCGGCGAGGTCGCCATCCGCAACATCTTCCCTGTTGGGACGACCCCGCAGCAAATGATGATGGAGTGGCTGTGCGCGGCCCCCAACACCGGGCCACGCAACACCTGGACTCAGGAGGTCGAGGGTGCGGATTGGGAAGACTTATACGTCCCCGAGACCCATGTCGCCGAGCCGCTGCCGCCGCTTGATCCCGCACCGCCTGCATGAGCAAAATAACTTTCTTCTACTGCACCGGCACAGCCTTCGGTATCTCGATCCTCAACAATGCCCTGAAGGCCCAGGGGCCGCTGAACTACATCTGGGGAGACCCCTCGGTCAACCCCGATGCCCAGGCCAATGCCAGCAGCTACGTGCCGGGGCTGAACGGGAAGACCTACCCGTGGGACGGCGCGGTCTATAACGACCCGTTCCCGTTCATGCTCAACCCCGATGTCTGGAACCCGGTACGGATCGCTTACGCCGATGCCGCCCTGACGTTTCTGCAAAACGGTCAGCTTTTGGGAGGAATGGGAGCGTCCATTGACGACGGTGTTTCTAAAGTAATTGCACAAATAAACGCATTGCCCGCAGGTGCGCCATTTGCAATTGGCGGATATTCGCAGGGTGCGGCGGTAATGAGTTCCATTTACAATGAAATTCGAACCGGTTCTTTAACCAGCCGGGCATCGTCATTTCTGGGCGGTGTCGTATTTGGCAATCCTCGCCGCCAGCTCAACCATCGGGGCGAAGTCGGCGGTACCTGGTCGGGTGCCTGGGATGTCGCCGGTTCTTACACCGGAGGACACGGCTCTTTCCCGGCCACCGGGCCGTGGGCGCGGCTGTCGGGGTGTGACGGCACCAAATGGATTGACTTCGCCGCCCCTCTCGACATCTTTTCCTCGACCGGAGACTCCGCTGTGGGTCAGATGTGGACAAAGGGCAACGATGCCCTGCTGGGACTGCTATATTCGCAATTCTCCGGTGATGTTTTACTCCAGGCAGTAGTTCAAACTATTTTTCCAGCTTATAAAAGCGACATTATTGCGGCCATCCAGACGGCATTTGGTATTGGCAACACCATGAACTACCTAATTGACCCTACTGGTTTAATAACGTCAATTTCTGGGGGTGGGCACACCTTATACCCGGCCCTACCTCCCCCGAACAACACCACCGGCATCATGCCCTCCACTACGGTCACAACCACCACGACCCTGACCGACACCGGATCGTCCACCAACGTCACGGGCACGGTCAGCCGCGTCGGGCGGCGCAACCCCACCGGGACGGGGCCGACCACCATCACCCACGACTACCTCAAACCGGTCGGCGACACCTGCTACCAGGTCGCACTGAAATGGCTGGAGGGCAAAGCCGCCACCTACGCGACCGCGCCGGTCGTGCTCCCCTCCACCGGATCGGTCGGCTGGTCGACTACACTGGTTCCACCCGCATCCTAGACAAGGACAACAGCATGAAGCATCTTCGCATCGAGGTCAACGGCATGGAGTACGTCAACGGCGAGTTTGCCGAGATCACTTTCAACGACGGCCCTAACGGCATCCGGGTCGAGGGCAAGAACGCGCCCGCCGGTGGCGGCGGAAACGGCCTGCTCGACCTGCTGACCAACGCCAGCCGCAACCGCGCCCCCGAGGTGTCCGAGCCGAAGCGCGAAAACACACCCCCGCCGGTAGTTGCTTCGCCGCCCCCGGCCTTCGAGGCCGCGCCGGTCGAGATCATCCACCCCTAGCCCGACCCTGTGGTGGCCCCCTACAGCACCTAGAACTACTGAGGAGGGCCGTCCATGTCGTCGTTGGGCTACAACCACACCCCTGAAGCCAAGAGCCGGATAGGGGAAGCTTCCCGTGGCAAGAAGTGCCCGGCGAACTGTGGGTTCAAACTCTCCTGGTGCACCTACACCCCAGATTTCTACCTCCCCGAGTTCGACATCTGGGTTGAGGTCAAGGGTCACCCCAAGCAGGTGGGGAATTGGGCGAAGAAGATGGACGACTTCCGGGCCGAGACCGGGAAAACTCTGATTCTGGTGTTCCAGAAAGAACTCTCTTCTCGCAAATACGGAGGTGAGTAAGATTTCTTACAGTCTGGCCATCGCCGATGGCGATCTGGTGCAGAAGGGTTCCCGCCTCGATGTCGTGTACGGCATCGACAAGCTCAAGCAGGACATCAACTGCTGGATTCAGGAACGCTACGGCAGCGACCGTTTCCATGTGAACATGGGGTCGACCCTTCAGGAGTTCATTGGCAGCATCGCCAACGAAACGGCCCGCGTCGAGGTGCAGGCCGAGATTTTCCGGGTGCTCCAGAACTATCAGGCGACCCAGCTGCGGCGGTTTAAGGAAAACCCCGAGAAAATGTCGGCCAGCGAGCTGCTGGTTTCGATTGACGACATCTCGGTCAAGCTGAGCTACGACACCGTCTGGGTGACCCTCAGGCTCCGTAACGGTTCCAACGAGTCGACCACGATCAAGATCGCCAACGGCCAGACCGGGTTCGCTAATCCGACATACCGACCCCGGCAATAGGCTATAGGAGGCCAAAGTGGCAAACACCCCCGATGTGGTCAGCAAGAACATTCTGGCCAAGCTCGCCATCACCGCCCCCGGCTTCTCGTTGGAGCTGGGCACCCCCGAACGCAAGATCGTGGACGCGGTCGCCGAGGCGATCAGCGAGTCCTCCATCGACCAGTACCTGGTCGGCTCGCTGCTCGACATCGAGAGCAAGGCCGGGCTGGAGCTGGAGCAGTTCTGCGGAATCTTCGGTTTCGGTCGCCTCCAAGGCCGTAAGGCCACCGGAACGGTGCGTGTAGAGCTGAACACCGCCAACGCTCAGGACATCAACGTCCCGCTCGGCTCCCAGTTCTACACCCGCCAGTCGCTACCGTCCTCGGGCAGCCCCCTATACTTCTCCTCGACCCAGGCCGTGATCATCCCGGCGGGTTCCTACGTCGTCGACGTTCCGGTCGAGTGCACGGTGATCGGCACGACCGGCAACGTCTCGCCGGACACCATCGTCTACGTCGGCGACATCCTGGGGGCGACCTCGGTGACCAATCTCCAGGCCCTGACCGGGGGCGTGGATGTCGAGACCGACGACGAGCTACGGCAGAGATTCAAGGACACGTTCCTGCGGTCGGTGATCGGCACCGAAGACTGGTATCTGGGCCTGTGCTACACAAACCGCAACGTCTCCAAGGCCGCGTGCTTCGGGCCGATCAAGAAGTACGCGACCCAGCTGGAAATCCCGGCAGATGTCGACAGCCAAACCCCGTCCATCATCTCGATGGATTCCCTGATCGCCGCCGACATCAAGTACGCCTGGGGCGGCGACCAGCATGTGACGGCGTTCAAGAACCTCGGCCAGACCGATGAGGTGTTCTTCCGCCGCCACGACGACTACGACTGGATATCCGGCCCCGAACCGAAGTTCGCCCGCATCCTGGGTGGTGCACTGCTGCCCGGCGACGTGGTCGACCTCGAATTCGAGTACACGACCCGGTCGTCGCGCAACGACCCCGATCTCGGGATCGCCAACAAGGTCGACATCTACGTCAACGGCAACGAACCGTACACGGTCACCGAGCGCACCACGCTCGCCGACATCACCCTCACCAACACCACCACCGACCAGCTGTACGCCGGAAACTTCGCCCGCGTCGGCACTACCGGCGTTCCGCTAGACGGCCACCGGTTCACCCGGCTCGGTTCGACCCCGGTGGTTTCGTTCCCGTCGATCATCACCCTGACCTCGGTGGTCAACGGCACCCCGATCACCGCCAACTACACCCAGGGCCTGGACTACCATCTGATCCGGTCGGCACCCGAACTGAACCCCAACGCGACGACCCTGCTGGCCGGTTCACAGTACGAGATCGCCGGGATCGAGTGGATGCCCGATGGCCCGGCGGTCGGCACCAGCCTCTCGCTGAGCTACATCTACAACCGGGTGCCCGAGCACCTCCAGGCGGTCATCAAGACCTCCAAGCAGGTCGCCACCGATGTCCTGGTGCATCAGGCCGGGTACCGGTACATCACGGTCTGCCTGTCGGTCGAGTACGACCGTGGTTTCGTCGTCCAGCAGGTCAACAACGCGATCAACGAGCGGCTCCGGTCGTATTTCGCCGGACTGCCCTACGGTGCCTGGATCGAGATCAGCGACGTGATCCTGTCCGTGCACCAGGTGCTCGGTGTCGACAATGTCAAGATCACCAAATCCACCGACCCCGGCGCGGTGGTCACCTCCGGAAACACCACGACCGAAAACTACGGGATCAAGACCTACGGCGACAGCACCGACCTGACGATGCTCACCGAGCACCCCTATACCGAAGATTTCAAACTCCGCGACAACCAGCTGCCGGTGTTCCTTGAGGCCATCATCCGCCGGACAGCGAACCGGTGACCGGGGTGATTGGACATGAAACCCGATCCCCATCACGCGGCCTACATCGGTCTGGTGGTGAGCCTGGTGGCGTTCGGACTCGCGATTGCCGCCCTGGGCGCGGCGGTCAGCGTGGGGCGGTGATCTGATGGCCTCCCAGGCCCCCTTCCCGTTAATGCCGCCGAAGTCCACCGAGCTGCGGATGGCCCACTTCGACGAGAACGTCTACAACGCCTTCGTCGGCACCAGCGACACCAACACGGTTCTGTTCAAGTTCCTCGACGCGCTGTGCGGAGATGCCGGTGCCGGTAGCCTCAAAAAAGAGGTGTTCCTGCAGCGTCTGTCCGGATCGCTGGACAGCATCTACGGCTCCGACCTCGACTACATTTTCGGCAACGTCCGTTTTCTGAGCCGGGCATCTTCCGAAGCCTATACCTACGATCCGACGAAAGCGTCGCTGACATCACAGCAATGGGACGAGATTTCGGCTAAGGATGCCCAGTACCGGAGCAGGATTCGGGAGTATTTCACGGCCTGCGGGCTGGCCGGTACCGCCGACGGTATTCGCCACGCCGTGCACGCCGCGATCAGCTCAGACTGCCAGGTGATGGAAAGCTGGAGATACATCGACTGCGCGGATGAGGAGACTGAAATCCTCACCCGTTCGGGGTACAAGCATTATTCTGACCTGGAGGAAGACGAGGAGGTTCTTACCCTGAACATGTCCTCCGGGTTGGCGGAATGGCAGGCCCCCACCAAGATCAACATTTTCCCTGTGGTTAATCACGAAATGCTCTCCGTCGAGATGGGCGGCAGACACTCCTCCTTAACCACCATGAACCACCGGTGGCCAGTGAGCAGCAGGGTCAGGCGGTCCGACGGCAGCCGTGGGTATTCCGACATCCGCATCCGCACCTCCGGCGAGCTAACAACCGAAGACAGGTTCATCCGGTCCGCTCCGGTGATAGGACTTCCCGAAGTAGCCAAACTCGTCGATTCCCTGGTCGAGCTGGTGGCCTGGTTCGTCACCGAGGGCCACATTCACGCTCGGACGTCAGTCGTCACCATCGTGCAGTCTCATGCCGTTAATCCCACCAAGGTGGACAGCATCAGAGCGGCCCTCACCGCACTCATCGGCCCCGCCGTCGAGGTCTTTGACCGCACCGGTCCGAGAGCAGACCAGCAACCCGCCTGGCGAGAGTGGGTCAGCGAATCCAAGCCAGACATCACCGTGTTCCGCCTCAACTCGGCGGCTGGGCGACTGCTGATCGCCCAGGCCCCCGACAAAGTAGCCTCAATGGACTTCATTCAGTCTTTGACCCGGTCTCAGCTCCAGCTTTTCCTGGACACCTGTATCGCCGCCGACGGACACATCCGAAAGGACGGCTACCGATCCTTCGTCCAGAAGTCTATGGAGAGGACCGTGCCGATCCAGATCGCGGCTACCCTGCTGGGAATCCCCACCTCAATTCAGGAAGGATCGGGTGCCTGCCACGTCCTGAGCCTCTGCGAGCGGGAGAAGTTCGTCCAGCCCCTCGGGCAGAGCCGAAAGAACGCCGAAAGTGTCCGATACACGGGGACCGTCTGGTGCCCGACAACCCCCAACGGGACATGGTTCGCCCGGCGGCGAGGTTCCACCTACTTCACAGGAAACAGCTTCGGGATCAGCTTGCCTTTGGGACGATCCGATGGATCGTCTTATGCCGCAACCGAATTGGCCACCGGGCACCAGGTGTTTTATGGAACCAAAGCCGAAGCAGATTCATTCGTCACCGGCAAGACCGGGTGGCGGGTGCAGCAGATCAGGCCCCGGTCTGAGGTGACCATCGTCCCCCACAAGACCGACACCACCCCGCGCGAGAACCGACTCCTTCTGGAGATGCTGTCCAAGATCAACACCGTCGACACGGTGGTCACCATCAACCCCAACGGATTGAGCGTGCACGCCCCGGTCGCGGTGCGGGCCATCGCCGCCGACTCGACCTACTACCAGGTGGAGAAGATGGTCACCGGGACACCGGTTCTGGAAGACCTGCCGACCCCCGAGCTGCTGGCCATCGACCTCGACCCCTCCGAACACTGGCTCAATCCCCGTAGCCCCGAGCTGGCCCCCTACGCCCAGTTCAACATCACCCAGGAATACGGCTACTACTACCTGGTCTCCGGTGGCAGCCGGTCGCCCATCGACCAGGTCGATTACGGCATCCTGCAGGACGACGGTTCCACCAAAACCGAACCTCCCCTGGACTGGTACGAGCAGACCGAGCAGTACGGGGCCTGGACGGGGTACGACATCGCCGATAGCCCCGACAACTATCCCGGCGGCAAGTTCGGCCTGACCCCCTCCTCCGCGCCCGCGCTGAACCCCGACCGTTCCCCGTACCATTTCGTCTACGCCAGCCAGGCCGACTACGTGACCGCCCGCAAGGCCGAAGTGGTCAGGCTCGGCGGCGAGGCCAACGACATCCGGTATCGGCTTCCGGCGCAGAAGACCAATACCTCCAAGAGGGTCTACACGCCCGATCTCGCCATCGCCTACACGGCACCGACAAGGGAGTCCACCGTCACCAGTGCCTGGACATCCCGTAAACCGCGCTACGCCAGCTCAGATCAGCGTAACCAGCGCGACCCGTCCCTGTTTGTGAAGGGGTAGCCCAGTGGCTAACGACAGCAGCTTCTACTACGACTTCAACTACTCGCTGCCCCTGGTGCAGCTGATCTTGAAAATGCTGGGCAAGGGCGACGACCCGACCCAGAGCCAGCTGACCGGCGACTCGAATCGGGAATGGTTTGGCCAGTCCAGGGTGGGAACCGACAGCCGCACTGAGTGCGTGACCGTGAACTTCCGTTTACCGCTGTCGGTGTCGGAGATCAACACCGAGATCGTCCGGATGCCGTGCACGGTTGAGGTCTGGTACCAGGATCGCTCCAACAACTGGAGGCCGGTGCTCACCGAGCAGCGCACCCCGATGAAGGTGCGGGTGGATCGCGGCGACACCAAGAGCTGGTACAAGTGGGGGACGCGGTGTTATCCCATCGTCGCCAAGAAGGTGCAGCTGCGACTGACCCGGTACGCCGACGGCGTTCTCGACAACATCCCGTACCCGATGGGGGTGCGCAATACCCTGATCCGGCGCAACGTCTACGACCGCGCCCAGGGCGGATTCTTCGAAGACGAGCTGGACATCATGGGCAACACGGTGTCCAAGTACGTCCGAGACTGGGATGCCTCCAAAGCCGCCGACGACAACTACACGACGTTTTGGAAGTCGGCTCCGCAGCCCGACCCGGCGGCGGTCGTATCGCTGTTTCTGGACGTTCGGGCCGAGGACGGCACCGCCCAGGTCATCGACAAGGTCTACATCGACCCGGTCTATGCCGGGCAGCACCTGAACCTGTATTACAGCTCGGATGCCACTGTCGGGACGCGCACCCTGTCGCCGATTACGCTCCCCCCGCCGGTGCCCCTCAATAAGGATCGTCCGACGGTCTTCAACACCGAATGGCGATTTGACCGGGGGCTTACCGACACCTCCACCGACCCCGCCGAGTCGCTGTACAGCTGGCCGCTGAACGTCGGTGGTCACGTCGACCAGGATGCCTGGATCGGGGTCTGCTGGAAGCCCGACTTTGCCTCCACCAACGACCCGAACCTGGCCCACAATCCAACGCTGTTTGCTGCCGCAACACCCGACAGCGACACGGCGAAGCCGGTCTTGATCTACGACCCGACTTTGCGGGCCTTTGTTTTAACACTTTTTCACAAAAACAAATCCGGCGATGTCGTCGCCGTCGGCAACTATGTCTCCAGTTCGATCAGCCAGGAGTGGGCGGCGGGCGACGCGATCAAGATCGTCGCCGGATGGCGATACGGCACCCAGAACAAAGTCTGGATCACCGTCGTCGACAGCCGTGGCCGGGTCATCGCCAGCCTCGACAATGTGGCCGACGCTCTGCCGAGCGTGGTCAGCTTCGGGGGCACGGCCAGGGTCTCCAATTTCCGGGGCACGATCACCGCCCTGGTGGTCAAGCTGGAAAGCCACCTGGTGTCCTCTGCCGGTTTCCTGGCCAATCCGGCGGTGTACTGCGAGCCTGATCCGGTGCTGCCCGATAACACCGGCAAGTACCCGGCGACCACCCTCGACAACGCCATCTATTCGGCACCGTTCCTGACCCGCGAGCACGGCTCCGGCGGCTCCGACCAGTCCCACTTCGAAGACAAAGAGTGGACACCGATCTGGCGCGACTACACCGCCGCCAAGGGGATGCTGTTCCTGCCCCAGGCGATTGCGATGAAATACCTGAAGCTGGAATTCACCAATCTCACCGAACAGCCCTACCCGATCTACGAGTCGGGCATCGACGTGACCTACAAGGTGTTCCCGGTGTCGATCACCCAGACCTCCAGCATCGGGCCACGTCTCTACACCGGCACCGGCGGATTCCTGGGGATGGGCACCTTCATCTCGATGAACGGTGTCAGGTCGGTTAACTGGCTTGACCCGACCTCGGTGATGCAGGCCATCGGTGCGGTGGCCGGGCAGCAGATTCCTCCGGTGGTGATCAACACCGGAAGCCCGTACCTCACCTCCACGCTCCCCAATATGGGGATGACGGCGATACAGCAGTCTCGAAGCGTGGAAGCGGCCAGCAGCTACGTGTACGCCCGCGACATCATTCAGCCCTACGTTCTCGCCCAAAACCAGTACAATACGATCATCAAAGCCGAAGGCCTGCAAGCGATTCAGCCTTTCGTTGATATTCCCTGGGAAGAGATCGAAGCCGCCAACCCCGACACCGTGACCAAGGTCAAGTCGACGGGCACGGTTCCGATGCGGGGCAGCGACTGGTGGATTTATCCGGGCCAGCAGCTTAAGGTTCCGGCCAGCGTGATGCGCAAAATCACCGACACCCAGACCGTCACCGAACGCAAACTGACCCTGGAGTCGCGCAGCAGGTTCAACACGACCTGCGTCCACCGCTACGACTTCAAGACCGTCCGCCGGGATTCGGCCATCGCCTACTTCGCCGGACTCCGGGAAGTGCAGCCCTACACCTCGACTTTCATCGCCGGGGAGGACTCGCCGTCCTACGATTTTCCCAGCTACACCGGCCAGCACTGGACGCTGGACAACATCACCCGCTACCAGAACGACAGCGGCGACAATGGCCCGATCACCGCCAAATACCCCGCCGTCTACGGTGTGGCGACCTCCAAAGACCTTGTCAGCCAGTCCGAATTCTCCAAGGTGACGTTGTCTTTTCAGGATTCGGGGCTGGCCCGCTCCAACTCGATGTGGGTCGACATTAATCAGACCACCGAGACCGTGGACGACACCCAGCTTTCGCCCTACTTCGGTGTCATCCCGTCGAGCATCCCCAAGGGAAACTGGGCCGACGCGCTGGCCAACTGGTCGGACGGCGATGCCGCCTGGGGTTCGTCCTACGGTCTGGTGTCGATCAATGTCGACAACAACCGCAAGTACCTCGGCAAGCGGGTCGTGCACTTCACCCGCGCCGCCGGTGCCGGGCAGGCGGGGATCAGCCTCGACCAGTGGCTGAACTTCTCGCCGGGAGCAAAGTTCCGGATCGGTGCCACGTTCTACCGGCCCAAGGCGACCGGCAACAACATCATCCTCCGGCTCAAGCGCAACGACGGCACCATCGTTTTGGAAGAGACCCTGGGAACGCCCCGGATCATCGCCACCTCCAACATCGACATCAATGCGCCGGGCAGCGTCATCAACGGCACGACCCTGATCATCAACACCCTGGTCTATCTCAACGCCCAGGACGACCCCGGCCAGGACGGCCTGTACCGTTTCCGATCCGCGACCCTGCCCCTGCAGCCGGTCGCGGTCAGCACCGGCGACTCGGGAGACTCCACGCCGTCGGCCATCGCCAACACCAGCATCGACATCAACTCCCCCGGTGCCTCCATCGGGGTCACCAGCCCGGCGGTCGGCGACCTAATCTACCTGAGTGCCCAGACCAGGCCCGCCGAGAACGGCCTCTACCGGTTCAAGGGCGCGACCACCCCGCTGGTCGAGGTGAACGCCAACGCCTCGGGGACGGTCGACCCCGGCATCTTCAAGAGTGTCGGATACGCGCCCTCGGGCCGGTGGACGAATTCGGTGACCGCCTTCGCCGAGATTCCCGAAACTCTGTCCAACTCCAGCTTCGACAACACCCTCTTCGGCTGGATTCCGGACGGCGGCACCTGGACGGCGGTGTCGGACAAGGGCTACACCGGCCTGAAGTCGGCCAAGCTGACGACCAACGGCACCGAGTCGACTTTGGCCACCGAGCCGGTGGAATGCCTACTGAACACGACGGTCAGCGCATCGGCGTGGGTCAACTGGAGCGGGCTGACCACGACCGCCGACACGATCTTCCTGCGGGCCGTTTTTTACAACACCGCAGGGGATGTTGTGTCGATCCCCGGTCTGGACGTTCAGGGGGCCACACAGGTGCCACAGAACGCCTCTACCGGCAGCCTCTGGAATCCGGTAACGACCTCGGTCAAGGTTCCCGACGGTCTAGGGATCACACAGGTCGCTTTCGAGCTGGTGGTACCCGCCTCGGTCGGCTCCGGCGGATCGGTGTGGGTCGACGACTTCGCCACCGATATCCCCGGCACCCCGCGCCAGCAGTACACCGCCGAGCTGACCATCGAGGGCAACGAGGAGGAGGAGCTGTACGTCTCCGACCTCTACACCGAGACGACACCGATCCGGTACTTCGTCCAGACCGGCAACGTCACCACCGAGAACGGTGAGACCGTCAAGACCTGGAACGACCCCATCGAAGTGACCGACCTCCGGCACACCAAGAACCAGGCCATCGTGACGACCACCGACCCGGCGAACTCGATACAGGTGCAGACGGTCATCACCACCGACCGGGCCTACGCCTTCGGCTGCAAGATCACTCCGAACTATCTAAAATAAAAAGAGAAAAGGCCACCAGCTGGCTGCTGACCGGAGACCTGAGCGCGTAGCTCAGTCCTTGTCGAGGTTCCGGTTGTACAGCAACGGGAACTGGAGCTGGCTGTCCTCGGTGGGCGGGGTGTAGTCGGTCTGGAGCCATTCGTCGGCCTTCCGGCGGCGGTCGCGGGCGGTGTTCTCCTCCTCGACCGTCCGGTCGCCGGGCAGCACCTTGGAGGCGTAGGCCCGATCCACGTCGGTCGCGACACCGTCAACGGTCACCACGTACACCACATGGGTGTATGCGTTGCCCGTCCAGGTGTTGATCCGATCCCGCTCCTCGATGGACTCGACGACCGCCTCGGCGGTGTTGTCGATCTCGGTGAAGAACCCGCAGTCGCGCATCACCGCCCACCGGATCGTGTCGCCGACGACGATATCGCGGCGCATCACCGACTCCAGCGAGATGCCGGTGTCCGAAAACGCCAGACCGGCGGCGATCTCGCCGTCGGTGGCCTCCCGCTCGATGTCCTCGGCGAAGACCTTCCTGGCCTTGGCGATGGCCTCGATCATCTCGGGGGCGGTGGCCTTTTCGGCATCGACCTCGCCGACGGTCGGGGAGCGGCCCAGGTCGGCCTGGAGCCGAAGGATCAGCTTCTCGATCCCGTCATCGAGACGGTCGGCGGGGGCATCGCCCCACAGCATCTCCGAGCCGTCGGGGTTGAGGTCGCCGAACTGCTGCAGCGACGCTCCGGTGAGGGAAGTCGACCAATAGCCCATTTTAGTTACCTGCTTTCGTCTGTGGGTGGGTGGTGGTCATGTATTCAATTGTAGTTTCGGGGTCTGACAAGTTTTCGTCAGAAGCCCGGCAGACCGGTGCCGGTGATGTGCACCCGCGTCAGGATTTCGTAGTGGGCGCGGGGCTGGCCGTTTTTGCGGAGCTGTACCGGCGTGCGGCACTCGCGGCAGTAGGTTTTCCCGGTGTACTTGCCGACGGTAACGCCCTCACTGGCCGGGCAACGGTAGCGGTATTTCGGGCCGACGGTGATGGTCAAGGGTGTTTTCCTTCAGTCGTGGGTGGTGGACACCTATGACTATACTCGCGCTACATGACGATTGCAACATGGTGAAGAAAAAACACGCCTGAGCATTGGTTGTTGACATTCATCCTGTAGACAATGTAAGTTTATTATATCACCACCCACCGACCCAAGGAGCACCAATGGCCCGCAATTACGAGCGCGACGGCAAGCACTACGACTTCGCCGTCCTGACCCACCTGGTCGAAACCGGCGAGGCCACGTTCTTCGACGGCCCCGGCATCTACGTCCTCAAGACCGAAGACGGCACGGTCGCGGTTCGCCCCCATCAGGTCGTCTTTGCCTCGACCCCGGCCCCGTTCACCATTACCGAGGTCGACGAGATCGCCGCCCCGGTCACCTCGACCGACCAGTCGCGCCGTCAGACCTCCTGGGTTTCGGCTGCCGAGCAGGACGAAATCTTGGGGTATTTCGGTATCTGATACTTTTCATGCTATAGTCTATGTGTAGCCACCACCACCCAGGAAGGAGCCAGTCACATGGCGAAGAAGAAGTCCAAGCTCGACGGGATCGTCCTGCCGACCCGCAAGATGACCGGCGAGCAGATCGCCGGGATGTTCCACCTGGCCCACCGGTCGGGGGCGATCCCGGCCAAGAGTTCCGACTCGGTTCGGGGCGGTCGTCAGGCATCGCGCCGGGCGGCGATCAACTCGGGCTGGTAACAGCCCACCACCCTCTTTCTCACCCACCCACCCACTGGAAATGAGGAGCCACCGATGACCCGCTATCCCAGCAAGGAAGCCCGCGAGATCATCGTGATCGCCAAAAGGATCGGCTGGCGGCACGCCGGGTACACCAGCAAGGGACACCCCGTCCTGGTGCACGAGAACGGCGAGACCTACATCCTGGCCGCGACACCGTCCAGCCACCGGAACCGGGCCAATTCCCTGAACATGCTGGAGAAGCTGTCGGGATGCAAGCTGCACCCGAAAAAACAAAAACAGGCAGGCTAGCTGAATTTTTGGCTGGCATTCCCCTGGGTAGTGGTGCCGAACACACCGGAATAGGTGAGCGGCACCGTGCCGAACGGGAGCGAGGTAATCGCCTGTGGCGTTGTCCGAGCATTACGAACGAGCCAACGACAGCCTGGTCAAGCGGACCTGCAAGACCTGCGAATGGTACAAGACCCTACCACCCCATGAACAAGACTTTTTCGACGAGAAGGTGCGCGAGGCACTACTGACGCGGGGCAATATGCAGCGTCTCCGGCGGGCCGTCCTCTCCGAGGGCCACGAGGTCGCCCGATCCACCTTCCACGGCCACGTCCACGAGCACCACCTGGAGCTGGCCGCTCAACGCAGGGCGGGGGAGCTGTGAGCCTCGAAGATTCCTGGCAAGAGACCGAAGGCTCCGACGACCCCTTGTGGCGGGCCGACTGGCAGGGCGATACCGGCACCATCACCACCGGCGTTCTCCCGGACGGGTTCGACCCGCACAATTTCGACGAGGTGCTGTCCCGGCTCGGCTACGCGCCCGGCGAGATCGGCATGGAACTGGTCTCGGCCAGCCGCTGGGAGCAGCGCACCGCCGTCCGCGACGACGACGGGCGCAAGACCGGCGAGATGGTCTCGAACTACCTCAACGCCTACAAGTACAAGGCCGTCCGCAACGCCTTCACGGTCAATCTCCCGGCCCTCTACGCCCAAGTGAAGACCAGCAGGCCCAGCAAGCGGGAACCCAAGCCCACGGGCCGCTCAGCGGTCGTCTGCTGGGCCGACATCCAGGTCGGCAAAACTGACCACCTCGGTGGCCTGGAGGAGCTGCTGCAGCGTCTGGAAGACAAGCGGGGCGCGCTCAAAGACTGGCTCAAGGACGAGGGTGTCGACCACGTCGTCGTGGCCGATGTCGGCGACATCGTCGAGGGCTTCGAGAACGTCTCCAGCCAGGCCCGCACCAACTGCCTGTCGTTGATGGATCAGATCGACGTTGCCGCGACCGAGTTCTGGCGCACCATCAAGCTGTGCGAGAAGTTCGGGCCGGTCGATGTCCTGTCGATCCCGTCCAACCACTGCCAGTGGCGCAAGGGCCGGGGCCTGGTCGGCAAGCCCGGCGACGACTGGGGGCTGCACATCTCCAAGCAGCTGGAGAAGCTCAATATCGAGGCCGGTCTCCGGGTCGACTTCCACCGGCCCGATTCCGACTGGAACGAGGGAATGACCTTCCCGGTCGGCGGCGGGGTGATCGGCCTAGCGCACGGCCACCAGGCCAGCGGCCCCAAGGGTGTCGTCCCCTGGTGGATCAAGCAGAAGCACTACGGCAGATTGTGTTGTGATGTGCTGGTGACCGGGCATTTCCACTTCCCGAGCTTTCAGCCTTCCGGGCGCGATCCGGTGACCGGCAAGTCCAGTTACCACATCCAGGCATCCACCCTCGACAACGGTTCGTCGTGGGTGGCCAACAAAATGGGCGAAGACGGTGACCCGGCGTTGACGGCGTTCATCATGGATCGGGATGGGTTCGACGTTCGTAGTTTCGCGCTACTGTGAAAGGGCTGGGCACATGCAGGTAAGAGTCATCAAGATTTTCGGTCGTGAAGTGATGAGGATCGAAAACCATTACGAGGCAACGGTTTCCGATGTAATCCGGGCGATGATCGAGGCCCGCGAAGCGACCGAAGAGATTCAGTACGTCTGCGAGTGTAGCTGCGACGAAGAAGAGGATGAAGAAGACGAGGAGAGCGACGAGGACGGTATCCGGGGCCGGTTCGCCGACATGACCGAGCGGATCGTCTGGGATGCCCGCACCGACGACTACCCGTTCCCCAAGTCGCTGTTCGATCCGAAAGACGAAGAGGAAGAGAACTAAACTTTCTCCACCAGATCAACGTCAGACAATGAGTGCAGGCGATGTTGCGGCAAAGCGTGAGTCGGCCCGTGACCGAGATCGGTCAGGGTGCTGTCGTCAAGAAGTTCTTCTGCTTTAGCGAAACCGACAAAATTTACAATGTTTTCTTGCACAATAGCCAGAACGTAAATGTCCGCCGGTTCATTTTTTTTCTTGGGGGTGGCCAATAACTGTCCAGAAGAGCGAGAAGTCGATTTGATGTCGACCCGGATGCCTTCAACAACAAAATCCACACTGCCGCTTCGGGGTTCGATACTCATGTCGGGATAGGCAGAAAATAGCTTGCCAAAAGCTATCTCCGAAACAAGACCGAGAATGTCCAATTCGATGGCCTGAAGTTTTTTGTCGCGACGCTGATCGGTCACTTTTGAAGATTGATTAACGCAGCGTCGCATGGTGGCGAGAAAATGAGCAACAGCCATTTCCCCTGAATTTAGCTCAACAATCATTTCTATTCCTCTCCGAACAACAGCCATTCCAGGTTGTGGTTCTCATCGCGGGTGTAGGAATCACCATAACTAAGTTCTTCTTGAGTCCCCTGCACTGCTGCGGCGAGTCGTCGACGATTTTCGCAGGTCTCCCAGACCCGTTCCTCGACACTGTCCTCGGTGATGAGGACGTAGGCGGTCAGGCCGTCCAGGTGCGAGTCGGCCCGGTCGATGCGGGCGTTGCGCTGGGCCAGGTCGTCGTAGGAATAGGTGGGGTCGACGTTGATCACGTAGCGGGCCTCTTGAAGGTTCAGACCGTGCGTCCCGGCATCCGAGGAGCAGAACGCGGTGATATCCGGATCGGCCTTGAAGCGATCCTGAGCCTCCTGGGACTCTTTGGCCGACTGTCCGGTGCCGTAGTGCAGAACGTGCGGCACCGTCAGATGTGGGGCCAGCCGGAGCAGTCCCAGCTCCGTCCAGTGGCAGAACACGACCGCCTTGTCCTGACCCTCGCGGATGTCGTCGAGAAGTCCGTTGAGCACCTCGATCTTGGACGAGTGGGCGGCATCGAGGAGGTCGGGCCGTTCGGCCAGAATCTCGGCAGCCTCCGGCGAGCTGGAGTGCCGCAGTGACTCGGGGTTGATGCACGCCAGCCGGGCCATCAGATAGTGCGGTGCCAGCCCCTCGCCCCGGCTGTGGGCGGCGCGGGCCTTGGTGGTGATCAGGTCGAGCAGCTCGCGGGTCGCCGGGGTCGCCTGTACCGACACCGGGAGCGTCTCGATGCCCTTGAACTGCTCGCGGACACCGGGATCGGTCTTGCGGACGGCCATCGTCCGGTCGCCGACCCGGTGGCGCACCTCTTGGAGCTTGGTCAGGTTCCAGTCGTAGGTGGTGAACGAGAACGCCCGTCCGTTCTTGGATTTGATCGGGACGCTGTTGACCCGGTCGGCGTAGCGTTGGATGAAGTCGGTCTTGGTCGACAGCGGGTTGGCGGTCGGGCGACCGTCGAGCGAGAACACGTCCCTGAATCTCAGGGGGTTGCCGCCGACGACGGTCGCGCTCATCGGCCACACGGTGGCCGTGCAGGCATCGGTGAGCCGATCCAGGGCCTGGCGGGCCTTGTTCTGGCCGTTGTCGGTGATCAGCTTGTGGCCCTCGTCGAGCACCCACAGCACCCGCTTGCCGAAGGTCATGTTGGCGATCTGTTCCTCGTCGTGCCAGAGCTTTTCGTAGTTCATGACGAACACCTGGCGCGATTCGTCGTCGTAGCCCTTGAGCCTCTTGGCCTTGGTGCCGTCGTTGACGACCGCATCCAGACCGGCGGGGGTGACGAAGGTGCGCCGGAGGTTCTCTTTGAGCTTGCTCAGGGTGCAGGCGATGACCAGGTCGATGTCGCCCGAGTCGTAGAGGGCCTTGGCGGCGGCACCGGAGGTGAAGCTCTTTCCGGCACCGGCTGACCAGTTCCAGAAGTAGAACCGGTCGGAGGCGTTGGTGCCCTGCCGGGCGCGCTCCAGGGCGCGGTTGAGCGAGAAGTTCTGAAACGGGCGGAACTCGTAGCCGTCGATGGCCAGCGGCTCCGACCAGCGGTCGATATCGGATTGGATATGGGCGGTGCTAGGTGTCCAGAGGACGTAGTAGCCGTCGCGCTCCAGCTGGGTGGTGAACCGGCGGGCCAGGTGGAGTTCGTTGAGGATCAGGTGGCGGCTCATCCAGTCGGTGTACTCGCCGTAGAACAGGCCGCGCGCGGTCGCGTCCAGCGGCTCGAACTGGAGGTAGCCCCGGTACTCGGGGTGCTCTTCGACCAGGATGATCCGGGCCGGGGGCACGGCTGAGTCCAGCAGATCGGAAACCCGCTTCTCCACGTCGTCCAGGGTGGGTAACGGCATGATGTGTAGAGACTACAGGACGAGGTCAGAAACCCCAGTACGCGGCGGTGGTGTGATAAGTCTTGTCGCCAATGTCTTGCCATTCGCTATCGTCATCGACGCTGTAGGGAACCTTGATCTGCTGCACCTTGAGAGGGGCTTTTTCGCGAAGCATGATCTCGTGCTCGTGATCAAAATTTCCTGATCCGGCCCGGCTGTAATTTTCTCCGCGACCGTTCCAGTCCGAATCTAGAAGCAGCGGAAGATGTGGCCCTTTTCCTCGAAGATCGGAGCCTTCCCCTCGGCCCCAGCCATAATCGTCGCCAATGTCGTAGTCGGTACTGTGATGCTCGCCGACACCACCTTTAGCGTTAAAGCCGTCGATAATCGCGTCAGCCAGACCAGGGTGGTCAAAATTTCCACCACGGTCTTCGTAGCGCAGATCGGCATCGGGAAACATGCCGGGGTCGTCGACAGGCTGGCCCTGGCCGTAAGTCATCTGCCACACCCGCCGGAACGCTGGGTCGCTGGTGTTGATCGGATTCCCGCGCCACAACCGAGTCGAGGTGCCCTTGATTTTTTCCATGCCGGGCAGAGTCTTCTGAGGTAGATGCTCGGGGCCGGTCTCTAGCGTAGGGTCACCCTTGGTCGGGCGGGAAGCCCATTCCGCCTGTGAGTCGGGATCGCCCTTGATGTTCTTGACGTGCTGCTTGGTCAGCTCGGCGGGGCTGGTGGTCTCTTCTTTCCACCGGCGATCCATGATCGCCTTGGCCCGGTTCTGAGCCGCAGCGTCGGCGGTGCGCCACGGCGCGAGCATTTCTGCCTGCTCGCGGGCGGTGATAATACGACGCATAGTGACGGCCTCCTGCTGATTAAAGGCGGTCGAAGCCGGGACGGCAGGGGTGTCGGGTGTTGCGCCCCTAATGACACCGGTGTAACTTATGACGAAGGCCCCCATCATCGCCCTGGCAGGCTAGGGGGCCTTCGTAATCAACGAGCCGTCTCTCAAAATACCAGATATGGGACTTTTGAGACAAGCGGCTCCCGACAAGCGGGAGGGTAAACCGCCCCCGGCGTTATGCGGGTGAGTCCGCCGGGTCACCAAACCAACCACTTCCTGCTGTCGCCTGGCACCTAATACGTCCTCGCGGCTGTGCTCACTCCTAATCGCTCGGACAGGCGGGCTACCCGATCTGCGGTTGCAAACGTGGTGACGGTCGGATCGAAGCCCCTTGGCCAGAAAAGGTCAGGGGGCCAGAGGTGGTGGAGACAAACCGTGGGCGGTTCAATGGGAGGTCGGGGCCTGGGAGGTCTCATAGCTTTGCTCACCACTATGTTTACTACACCGTGTCACAAAAGACATAAGCACATAAGGGTGTAGACTCCTGCATGTGAAGGTCAAGGACGAGGCGCAGTGGGCGCAACAGGCCAGCGAACTGCAGAACACCGACGACGACAGCAGGAAGTTTCACGATTTCCTGGTGTTATGGCTGGAAGAAGCCGATCAGGCCCTGGAAAAGGGCACTGACCTTACCCCCTACACCGAACTCAGCAAAGCCTTCGAGATTGCCGAGCAAACTTTGGGGTACCTGTCCATCGAGTGGATCGGCCAGATGATGATGGTCGTCATCGGCAACTGGATTCACGGCGACTCGGTGTGGGAATCGCTGACCGTGTGGGAGCGGCGGATGGTCGAGCAGTCCATCGCGATCAAGCTCGTCGAGCTGCAGGATCGGGCGGCTCAGGGCACCGAAACGCAGTAGTTTGACTTTGTCCCGTCTATAGCTTAATCTGGTATCACCACCCACTGAGACGAAAGATCAGGTGATCACATGACCAAGGCACTTTCCACCAACGACATCGTCGCCCTGCTCAAGAAGCACGACAAGAACGTCGTCAAGAGCATCCTCAAGCAGGCCGATGCCGCCGCCGCCCAGGAGAAGTCGGGCAACAATGTCGAGCTGCGTAAGGCCGCGATGCGCAAGGCCCTCAAGGACTCGAACAACATCGTCCTGACCAAGTACATCGAGGCCGCGAACGACCTCATCCCGCTCGGCCAAGAGCTGTCGACCGAGGGCGACGAGATCATCGCCAACGGCCTCAACGAGGAGCAGGTCGTCGTCGCGATGAACCTGTTCCTGAAGGTCAAGCTGGCCACCGAGGGCGCGGACGCGATGAAGGACATGGTGCGGTCGATGGTCTTCCGCTCGATGGACTTGGCTGCCGCCGAGCAGGGCGAAGAATTCCCCGAGCACACCAACATGGAGATGGACGTGCCCGAGATCGGCAAGCGTTTCTGCCGCGAGGGCGCGGGCCGCAAGGAGGCCGAGTTCGACATGAAGAAGCTGCGCGCCCTGATCGGCGACGAGGTCTTCTTCGCGATCACGACCGAGAAGGTCGAGGTCACCCGTGTGGTCGACGACCAGGCCCTGTCGGTGGCCATCCTGGCCAACCCCGAACTGATGGAAAAGATGCGGGATGCCGTGAACCCCGGCGAGTGGAAGTCCGCCCGCCTGATGGTTCGCGACATGCCCGCCAACGAGAAGGAGTAAACAGTGAACAACGCCCCCGACACCATCGTCGAGGTCGTGGAACACGAGACTGATCGCCCCGCGTTTTCCGACCGGGGCGATCAGCCTGTCCACGAGACACCCGCCGACGACCAGAACCACCCGGCCAAGCCGCCCCGCAAGACCCGCAAGCGCAAGCCTTCAGGGGCCGGGAAATCCGCCGATTCGATGACCGACGAGGAGCTGCTCCGCGAGGCCGGGATCGAACCGATCTTCTCGACCTCGGAGGCCGCAGAGTTCTTCGACAGGAGCAACCAGTGGCTGTACTGGGGCCTGCGCGAAGGTGTGTTCCTCGACGAGGACGGTGTCGCGATCACCCCCGACCGGGTCGGCGAATCCGACCACGGCAGGCGCAGGTTCACGGTCTCGATCCTGCGCGACATCATGAAATCTTCCTACCGGCGGGGCAACCTGTCCGACGAGCAGCTGGCCGTGGTGATGCGCCGGATCAAGCTGGCCGAGGAGCGGATCGAGTGGCGCGAGCGCGAGGGCTGGCACTACACCCACCTGGGCCGCAACCGGCACCGGTGGGTCAAGCCCGACCTGACCGCATGGAACAGCAAGGCCGGGGAGTGGAACCTCAAGCCCGGCGTGAAGCTGCGTAACCACGCCGACTGATCATGGCCAATCCCCAGGATTCCATCCGCCAGGTGATCGAGGAGGCGGTCGGCCCCCGCCGCGAGGCCCAGCTGTCGGTGCTCGCCGCCTCCTCGACCGACCCGCTGCCGATTGCCCGCGCCGATCTGCTGTATCTGTGGGACGAGTACCGCACCGAGATGCTCGACTTCGCGGGGATGATGTCCCCGCTCGGCCACCGGCACCCGCCGATCCAGGCGGCGGTCGCCGAACACATGCGGTACTACGGTTTCACGGCCCCTCAGGGCCAGCATGTGCTCCGGTGGCCGGTGTCCTATGCCGAGGCACTCTCAGCCGCCTTCAGCGGCCCCCAGGACACGCATAAGGTGCTGTTCTGTGAAGGGGAGCGGGACGCGATACGGATGTCGGCCCGGCTGGCCGGTGCCGGGAAGCCGATTGCCGTGGTCGACACCGGCTGGCACGACTGGCTGGCCACCGAACCCGGATACGAGATGCTCGACCCCGACGGCTGGAACGCCGTCTACTGGGGACAGTACGGTGGCCTCCTGCTGTCGGTGGTCGACAACCGGGCCAGGCCGACCCCCGCCGCCAGGGAGTGGATGCTCTCGGCCCGTACCGCGAAGGTGCCGGTGATTATCGACGAGTCGGTGACCGGTTTCGGGCGCACCGGTGCCCTGTGGGGCCAGGAGCAGGTCGGCCTGATCGCCGATTTGACCGTGCTCGGCGGCCCGGTCGGCGGCGGTCTTCCGCTCGGTGCGGTCGTCGCCCCGGTCGACTTCTTCGACGTTCCTATCCCGGCCTCCTCCCACGCCGGTCACCCCTGGGCCTGTGCCGCCGGTCAGATGACCCTGGAGGCGATCCACCCCGGTGTCCTCGAACACGTCACCGAGTCGTCGCGTGTCCTCGACAAGGCCCTCACCGGTCTGGTCGGCCAGTTCCCGCACCGGCTCGACGGCCACCACGGCACCGGGCTGTTCAAGGGACTCCGTTTCACCGACCCCGACCGCGCCCAGATGTTCCCGCTGGCGGCGCGAAGCCACGGCCTGCACCTGGCCCCGGCGGTCGCCGACACGGTGACGATGTCGCCGATCCTGGTATCGAGCACCCACGAGGTGACACGCGGGGTCGACCTGATGGCCGATGTCCTGATGTCCTGGGAGGATGGCTGAACCAGGTCAACCTAGCCGGGAGCGTCCAGAACTCATGACAGTGTTCGTAGTGCCAGAGTGGACAGAGGACGACGACGTGAGCCAACCCGGCAATATCGACATCGGCCTTCAGTCTGACCAGATCATGCAGCGGTACCTCGTCCGGCGCATCTACCGCGAGGTCGAGTTCCAGGTCAAGGAAAACGACGGCAGCGTCACGGTCGGCTACATCACCGGCTTCGACGCGAAATGTCTGCAGATGTCGACCACCCCCGCCCACGCCGCCGACGAGCCGCACAGCGTCCTGATCTTCTGGCCGGTCGCCAAGATCGAGGAGACCGGTCGCCGACTCGAAGACCTCGAACACGAGCACCGTTCCAAGATCAGAAGCTATTCGCACGCGCTCCGGTCGCAGTGCGAGTCGGTGCTCACCAACCGTGGCTCTCAACAGAACAGAAGGCGAGAGACCACCTTTAACTGACCGAATGTCGTTGGTTTACGCTATAGTAGTTCTGAACTACCACGACATGCCGAAAGAGGTTGAAGATAGGTGCCTTTCAGCGATACTGACCCCTTAGAGCAGGACATGAACGTGCGGTGCGAGGACATGAGTCCCGACCAGCTCGTGTGCTACATCAAGAGCTACCAGGAGGCCTTCGGGCTGAACCTGAAGGTCGAAGGGCAGAAGGAGCGGGCCGTGTTCCGCGCCCTCCAACGGCTCTACGGCAAGGCCGATGCCGGTCGTATCGTCAAATGGGCGTTCTACCACCACAAGGGCCGGTTCCGCGATGAGCCGGTCGGGTTCTTCATCTTCTCCAAGGGCAACAAGTGGTGGACGGACAAGCTCTACATGGAGATTCAGGAAGAGATGCGCAAGTCCTCGGCGGCACCTAAATCCTATGCCGCCGCCGCCGCTCAGGCGGGCCTGCGCAGTCTGTCCGACCTGTGAGCGACATCGGCGACCGTATCGACCTGGTGGCCCGAAACCTTGTCTCCGGCCTCAACGCCACCGATGCCGCCGTACTTGATCTGGCTGACCGGGTGGCCGCGTTGGAGGAAAGGCTCTCGTCCCTTTGTTCCGGTAATCCTGATGTTCCGCTGGCACCGGAACGGGGCAGTAACCCGAACCTGCGTGACCGCATCGCAGCGGCGATAGATCAGAAATACAACGAAGAAGCCATTGGACACACCTACGAGGTATGTCTCCATGCCGCTGACGCGGTGATCC